TGGAGTTAAAAGGTATATCCGAAGATGAAGATATAAGTGGCGCAGAAGTGGAAGTTGCTGGTAAAGAAGATGAAAGACTAGGTGAGAATTTAGAATATGAAGATAAGGAACCAGTTGAAGAGGACCGTCCTAAGTTTGTAGAAACTGCTTCTATGAATCCAGCAGTGCAAGAAGTAGTTGATGAAACTGAAAAGATAAAATTAACTGCTAAGAAAACTAAAGCCCTACCAGTTGACCCTATCTTTTGGTACAAATACAGTGATGAGTATGAAGACATGCCCATACCTATAGGGGATTTAAGAAAACTTAGAAACTTACTTATTGGTGGTGGAGAATACAGGTCTTTATTATCAATGATGCCCATATTCAAAGAAAACCAACAATTAACTGACGAGTTTATTTCTAAATTTGATGATTGGGAAAATAACATATCTATGACTAGGAAAAAAGCCCCTTATCATTTACCTATATCTCCATTTATAGAAGAAGAATATTACGCAAGGCAACAACCTAAAGAAGTTATAGAATTCAAAGTAAAAACGGAAACAGGAGAAATATATGAAACTTCTACTAAAAAACCAAAAGATAGTGAACTTTTCTTTCAAGAATTCACTAGAGGTAAAAAGGGTAAAAAACAACGAAAGGTTGTTAGTGGAGAATATCTTGATGAAGTTAATGAGATGACTGAAGATTTCTTAGAAGTTCTTACTATATTCGGGAAAGAAATTAGAGATGCGTTTGATGTTTATAATGAAAAAATATCAGAAAAGGACCAAGGAGATAGTGCATTAGGTGGCACTTTTGGTGCTATAAAACAAATAGCCTCTCAAGGTATTAATAGAAAATTACCAGCCGAACTAACTAAATCTTGGAATAATTTAATGAATGCCATGTATGAATATTATATTGAGCCTTTATCTGGAAAATTTTATGTTCAGGCAAAAGAAAGACCAAGATGGTCAACAGGAAGTGCTTGGTTAAATTTATCTAAAATGGTTAGAGATAAACAAGGACAATTAGTAAGCCCTATTGGTTCTTTATTAGAGAAAGGAATGGATGATATAAGAAAGAAAGATGTTGAGGCGTTAATCGCCTTCATGCGTTTAGCAACAAGGGGAACTTTAGTAGATGATGAAAGTAGTTTATTCAAAGCCGCTAGAAGGGCTTCCAAAGCATTAAATGAAATATTTGGTCAACAGTTTGATAAAAAGAATAAAGTTTCTGTTCTGAATGTAATCAAAGGTGCTATGCCCACCGCTGATATAAAAAATCAAACAAAAGCAATGCAAAGATTTTTTGGTGATTTAAAACCTGATAAAGATAGAAGAGGTAAAAATTACCCAATAGATATGTTAAGACATGCTATTAATCTTCCAGAGTTTACGGCCTTTTTTGGTATTAGTAGTTATAGAGCAGGTGCGCCAAAACGTGACCCCGATGTATTTGGTGAAGGGGGTTCATTGCCTAGAGCAGAAAAAAAATTAGCCGCTGGAATGGATGAAGATTTATATGAATCTTTATTACGGTTAGATAGATTATTTGATGAGTTCCATAAAATGGATGAAATAAATGAATCTTTATTATATGCTCATGATACTATTAGAAAAATGGAAAATAAACCTATTGTTAAATCTTATCTATCATTAACAGATGTAGACCAAATGGGGTTAGTTATTGATAAAATACACAAAGAACATAGGATGGATTTAACTGCCACTGAAATTGATAGAATAGTTAAGGCAGTTTCCTCTTATGAATCTATTTCAAGAAATTATGGAATAAATGAAGAAGTAGTTTATACAATTAAAGCAATGTTTAGGTGATAAAATGAACTGGGAAGAAGTATTAAAGAAAAAGAAAAAATCTACTGTTAATCAGGCTGGCAACTATACTAAACCTACTATGCGTAAAAGAATTTTTAATCGCATAAAGGCAGGTAGTAAAGGTGGCCCTGCTGGTAAATGGTCTGCAAGAAAAGCACAAATGTTGGCTCAAGCCTACAAGAAAGCGGGTGGCGGCTATCGTGATTAAATGGCAAGAAGTCTTGAAAGCCAAAACAAAAAGGCAACAAGACTTATCCACTTGGACTGATGAAGAGTGGGGTAGCCAAGAACAACATAGAGCGAAAGCCAAAGGGAAAAAAGTGCCTTCTAAAACAAAGGGAAGATATATGCCAAAAGCAACATATCAAAGAACTCCTAAAAAGACTTTAGATTATCAAGATAGAAAGAAAAGAAAAGGAAGAAAACAAGGTAAACAACATATACCAACAGGAAAGAAGTTTAGCCAAAAGTGATTGTTATGCCTATAACTAAAAGAAAGAATGGATATTACTGGGGTTCTAAGGGTCCATTTAAAACTAAGAAAAAGGCACAAGAAGTTGCTCAAGCGGCTTATGCTAGTGGTTATGTTAAGAAAGGTTGGAAAACTATTCTAAAAAAAGAACCAAGAAAAGGTACTGGTAAAAAACCCCAAGGTTCTACTAGAAGGTTATACACTGATGAAAATCCAAAAGATACTGTACCTGTAAAATTTAGAACAGCGCAAGATGTTAGAGAAACGTTTTCTAGTTCTGCGTTTAAGAATAAGCCACATAAAAGACAATCACAAATCATTAACTTAGTAGAGCAAAGGGCGAGAGTTGCGGCTAAAAGGGCTAAAGACCCTGAAGCGAAAAGGAGATTAAATGCGGCTCATAAGGTTGCTCTATCCCGAAAGGAGTCTAGTAAGAGAAAAACGCAGAGGATGAAAGCATGAGTTGGGAAATAATATTAAAAGAAATGGCTTGTCCTAGAGCAACTCAAGATTTAGAGTTAAACACTAAAAATAGAGATAGTGCAGTTAAAGCCAAACATATTCAATATGGTCCTTTAAACTTAGATGATGAAGAATACTGGGAAAGGTATGCGGCAAGATGGAATACTACTGCTGAAGTAGCAAAGAAATCTAACTGTAGTAATTGTGTTGCATTTGATATTTCTCCTAGAATGGAAAAATGTATGCCATTAGAGTTAGATGATGATGGTCGTCTAGGTTATTGCTGGATGCACCATTTTAAATGCCATTCCGCTAGAACATGTTATACATGGGCTAAGGGTGGGCCAATTACAGACGATAAGCGCTCAAAGGAAAATCAAGAAAGAGGTGAACAATAAATGACATGGGAAGATGTATTGAAGATACATTGTGGAACACACAAGGTAGATGATGAAGACGAGGAAGAAACGAAAGCATTGGTCGGCAACCAAAAAAGAATAGATGCTGATGGTGATGGTAAAATAACTGGAGAAGACTTTAGACAACTAAGAGAGAAAAAGGCCGACCCAAAACCAATTATCATTAGAACTCTAAAGAAAGAAGGCGGGGCCGCTGGATTAGATGTTTTATGTAAAGCCACTGGATTATCTAAAAAAGAATGTAAAGCAGTGCTTGATTCAATGGATAATGTAAAAACACATAAAGATGGAGATATTATTTTAATGGACGGACTGTGATATTGTGGATTGGTTTGACTTACTTAAAAAAGATAAAAAAGATATGAGAGTAGGTCGAGTTTATCCTAGTGATAGAGCAGGTAAAAAAATTATGATGTTAACACATGAAGGTAAAAAGATTCATGCTGGTGCAAAGGGTTACGGTAATTATAAACGTAAAGGTAAAAATCGTGGCGGCGGAACTCATAGAAGTAGTAAGCGTAGAGCAAACTTTAGAGCAAGACATAACTGCGACCAATGTAAAGGTAAAATCACAACTCCTAAATGTTTAGCATGTAAGAAGTTGTGGTGATTAATTTGGATTGGTTTGATACTTTAAAGTTCCATGATAGATTAAAGGAACTTTTGGGTAATCAGGAAGAAGTTGTTATTGATTTGGGACCGAGTGAAAGTAAAGTCCAAGAAATGTGGAATGCCAGTAATCCCGACCACCCATATATAATGCGTAATGTTAGAAACGAAGGTACTTCTAAGTACCCAGTTGAAAATTGGTATGGTGTAATTATTAATGAAAATGGTAAAGCACGATTAGTTGCTATAAGTGGGTTTGCAGTTAGACAAGGTAAAGATGGAAAAAGGTTTGCATATAAGGGAGGAACTTGGACTGTAATTGCTGGTAAGGGATATGGAAGTAAAGTTAGGACTAAAGCCTTACAAAATAAACCAGATGTTCCTACTATTGCTGGTTATACAGCCGCAGGTAGTAAGTTATTTAACCCTAGACCAAGATTTACTCCTTCAAAACATGAAGTAATTCCCGATGAAGTTATTCAGCACTTTAAGGATAATTATGAAGGGGGAGGAAAAAGTTGGTCAATTTCTAAATGGATGAAAATTTTGCGTGATTAATATGGAAATAAAAAACTTAGACTTTAGTAGAAATATGGATTTAGAGTTATCTAAAAACTCCTTTCCTTATTTCTTTACAGAAGTTCTAGGTTTTGAGTTTACTGCTTTTCATCAAGAATGGTTAGACCTAATGAATACAACTGATAGAACTGTTGTTATCTGTAGTCGTGACCACGGAAAATCCGTATTCATGCATTCGTGGGCAGTATGGCAGTTATGTTTTCAACCTGCTCCTTATCAGATGTTATACATTTCTTCTAACCATAAACAGACTATGGTTCATATGAGAGATATAGATAAACTGTTTAACAATCCAACTATTGCTCATTTTAGACCATCAAGAGGATGGGCTGTAGGAAACATTACTCTCACTAACGGTAATTCAATTTTAGAACGTTCAGTGGGTTCTCAGATTAGAGGGCTTCATCCTCAAGAAATAATTATTGATGACCCTTTAAAGGAATTTAGTTTAACTGCTATTAAAAAAGTTACAGATTGGTTCTTTGGGGATATGATTCCTACACTTCACCATACTGCTAGTCTTAGAATGATTGGAACTCCTTTTACTTATACAGATATTTTTAGTCTATTAGCCAGTGACGAATATTCAGAAGTTTATACTGTTAGGAACTATCCATGTCTTAATCAAAACAATGAACCTTTATGGCCTTCTCGTTGGGATTATGACTCTTTAATGCAAAGAAAAAAAGAAGTAGGTTCATTAAAATTTACAAGAGAATATCTTTGTATTCCCATATCTACTGGAACTGCTTTATTTGCTCAAGAACACATAGATGCATGTAAAGAAGCGGGTAAAAAAGATATTCTACGGTTAAGACATAGAAAGGATTCGGGATATAATTACTATGTAGGCGTTGACCCTGCTATTTCCACTGACGGGGATTATAATGTTATTATGGTTTTAGAAGTAGATGAACAAAGAAATAAAAGAATCATTTATGTTGATAGACAAAAGAATGTAGAGTTTAGAGATAATATAAATAAAATAAAGATGGTTGCTCAATTATTTGAACCCGATGTAATCTATTTTGAAACAAATACATTTGCTAAATCTTTTACTCAAGAGTTGCGTAATGAAACTGATTTAAACATTAGAGATGTTACTATGACTCGTAGGAAGAAAGAGGAAATTATTCTTAATTTACAAATGAATATAGAAAACGCTAAGATTATATTTCCTAGAGGAAATGATGAATCGAGAAAAGTGACTGATAATATTATAGAGGAATTATCTATGTTTAGTATTACTGACAGTGGAAAGTTTGAAGGGGTGGGTGCGCACGATGACTTAGTTATGGGACTCGCTCTTGCTAATTCTGCTACACATGATATGTTAGAATCAATTATATTATTAGATGACATGGCAATATTTGATAATGAGCAACCACAGGCCACTGTTATAGGAGGGGGAGCATTTGGACTTAATTTCTAAAAGTGAAGAAGGGGATAAACTTCGAGAAGAAGCACAAAGAGTTAGTGAATTAGCAGAATTAAAAGATAGAGAACAAGAAATAAAAGACCAATTAGAAACAGTTGATAAATGGGTTTCGACTTTACCTCTTATGAGTGATTATGAAGTAGCAATGAGTGTTTCTAAGAGATATAATATGAATATAACAGAGGCAAAATCTCAGTTAGATTCTTTTCCAAAACAATATACAATAGAAAATAAATCAATTCCAGAAGTTGTTAAAGATTTAAAAAAACATAGACGAAAATTAAAAGGAGACAATAAATTAGAATTCACTAAAGGAATAGAAAATTTAATTGTTGCTTATTCTAATCATCTATCTGACTGTATAAAATCTATTTATTGGTTAGCACCATATGAAACTCCCCTTAGACAAATGAGATATACAGAAAATGATTTAAAGAAAATTCACTCTATTAAAGACGAAGGAACTAGAAGAGATATTATAGAAAGTTTGTGTAAATTTTGGGAGGCAGAATTACATAGAGGCGATGAGTATAATTCTAATTATTCTTCCTTAACTAAAACGATGACTAATTCTAAAAGGGAGTTTAGAAAAATAATAACTGATATTCCTAATCAAGTTATTAAGACTAATGTTTCTAAACAATTAGATGATTTTGTTTTAAAATCAGTATGTAATGAACAAGGAATATCTGCTAGACAAATATATGATAGATTACCAACTAAATTACATAGAAGGGCTTCTCCACAAATTATCTGTAAAATAGCAGATAAAATGAATATCACTAATATAGATGGGGAATATTATAAATTACCTATGGAAATTAAAAAAGACCTTTATGCTTATACTGCGGCCTTTATAGATTCAGATGGTTACATAACTATGGATAGAAATTATAATCCTAGAATTGGAATTATTGCTACGGGTAATAGGGGTAAAGCATTCGTAACTGAATTACATAAAGAACTAGGATTTGGTAAATTACATTTAGACCAAAAATCCCCACAAGCAACTAGGGCTGTTCAAAGGTTAAACTTTTATTCTCAAGATGATATTACTAAGTTGATTTCGAAAACTAGACCACACTATAGAATGAAAGGGGATAATGCTGACATCCTTACAGAGTTAATTCGTATAAAGAAAAATCACAAAAAACAACCTTGGGCCAAAGAAAGAATGCAAGAATTATTTAAGTTGATGAAATGGGCCAACCACGCAGACCATGTTAATTACGACTTTTCAAAGGACGGTATAGACGTGGAGAATATTGCTAAATATAAGGAGAATAATAAAATGAGTGTTATGGATAAATTAGAAACAGGAGTAGTGGTATAATGCCTGAAGAAAAAAGAAGATTTTCTATTGTTAATTTTTTTAGAAAATCAACTCCTGTTCCCGCTGATAGAGAAGTATATCAGATGGGAATACAGGAAAGACATCATCCTTTAATGATGACTGGCCCTATAGTCTACCATGTTGCAGATAGTTCAGTTATTCTTAGAACTTGTATAACTCAATTAAAAAATGAAATATTTAGACGAGGATATGAATGGGCTCCTAAGTTTGCTGTTAAGTGTAAAGATTGTGGCAAAGAACATGACCAGCCAGTAAAACAATGTGCAGAATGTGATTCTACTAATCTTATGAAACCTAATAAAGACCAAAAGAAATACGCTGATAGTTTTATGAATCATGCTTATGTTAATGAATCAGAACAAATGTTTATTGATGTTTTAAAAGAATTAGAAGATGATTTGAATATAATGGATGATGCTTATTTAGTATTAGTTAAAGAATATTTTATTGATGGTAATAGTAACATTAGAGCGCATAAAATCAAACAAGTATATAGGGCAGACCCAGTAACTATGGCTATCGTTTGTGATGATGAAGGAAATAAGGGAGGTGACACATACACTTGTATTCACCATAGAGAAGTTACTACTAGTGACCCTCATGAAAAATGCCCTGAATGTGGTGGAGATACTTATCCAGTTCATTATACTAACAGAGCGCATGGTTATCAGCAAAATTTCATAAAGGGAGAGGTGCTTCATTTCAGTAAGTATTCACCAAGTAGATTATATGGAACAAGTCCTGTTATAACTTTATGGAATCATTTAACAACTTTAATTGCTATGGAGAATTATATTAATCAAGCCTATACAAAAGCAAGAATGCCTAAAGGATTACTTGCTGTTCAAACTAGAAACATTGAATCAATGAAAACATTCTGGAGAGGCGTTAAAGAAAAGATGGAACAAGATGCTCACTTTATTCCTGTTATGGGAATAGAAGCAGAGAACGGTAGAGGTTCTGTAGAGTGGGTTAAGTTCATGGATAGTTTAAAGGAAATGGATTACATTTCAGTTAAAGAAGATTTAAGAGATAGAGTAGCGGCTTTCTATGGTGTAAGTAAAATCTTTATGGCGGATAACTCCGCTAGTGGTGGTTTAAACAATGAAGGTATGCAAATACTTGTAACTAATCGTGCAGTAGAGATGGCTCAAAATGTTTGGAATAAATATGTATTTCCGTTTATAGTTGAGCAATTTGGTATAACTGATTGGAAGTTAATTTTACCTCCTTCGGAAGAAGAAGATGAAATAGCAGTTATGCGTAAAAGAGAAATTGAAGTTAATATTGCTGGTCAAATTAAAAACCTAGGATTTGAAGTTGATATGGATGAAAATGGTAAGTTTATATTTAGTAAACCAGAACCACAAAAACAAGAAGGTGAAGAAGGGGAAGAAGATAAACCAATTGAATCTGACCCTTATGCTGGAACTGATATTGACCAGTCACAACTTGGACAAATGATGGAAGCGGGAACTAGACCTACAATGGCAGAAGCGGGAAAGCCCGCTGAAGTAAAGTCTAAACCTAAGATGAGTGTAGGGCCACCTAATCGTAGTAAAGGTTTACCAAAAGAAGCGGCTAATAATAATGTAGATAGAAGAACTGAAAGAGGTGGGATATAATGAGTTGGGTTTCAGTTTTAAAATTAGGAGAGATGGGTTCTAGGAAAACATTCGATGATTATGATAAAGCAAGAAGATTAGCATTCCAGTGGTCTTTTGCTGTCCCTCATGTTATTAGAGAAAAAGATGGAAAATTTACAGTTATGATGAAAAGAGATACTTTTAGGGCTAGTGATTATGGTCCTATTGTTTGGGAACAAGAAGTGAGATGATAATATGGAATGGACAAATATATTAAAAAGAAGTAAAGCACATACGAGTAGAAAAATTAGAAGGGGTAGGAATGTTCACCAAAGGTTTCACAGACCTAAAGGTGGAGTTCCAATGGTAGGAGCAATGGATGACCCTAAACTAGAAGCAAGGGAAGATAAACCAATGCCCGATTATGAACAACAATTAGCGGATAAAACTATTGGAGATTTAAGAAGAATGTTAAATTCACAAATAAGGTCAATGACTAAAGAAGATTTAATGGATTTATTAATTCGTTCTAGGGGAAAATTCGGAGTCGAAATAACAGAGGAATAAACATGACAACAAGAGAAGAAGCAACAAAAATGAGAAAGAAACTAATTAGGGCTGAAAGAATTTTGGCGCAACAAGAAAGACTTAAAGCGCCTAAACCAAATTATATGCCAATGCAATTAAAGAAGGAAAAGGATAGACCTGAACCTAAAACTAATGGTGTGCCTAACGTAATTCATTTACCTAAAAGAAAAAGACAAAAGAAAGAAAATATACCATTTTTTTAAGTGATTTAAATGACAACATTGTTAAAGGCTCACCTTCGTAAAACGAATAATCCTTTAGATATGTTTGAAATTTTATTACATGAGTACTATCCTACTATCCTCAAAGCCACTGGTAAAACCTTTGTAGATGCTATATTAGATTCTGGAGATTCAGAAGTTTTTAGTAAAGAAACATTAACGGCTTTTAAAAAATTAGCAGGTGCTAGTAAAAGAACTAAAGTAGGAAGATGGATGAATAAAGATAATCCTCCTTTTTTATTAGAAACCGTTAGAGAGAATGATGGTTATGAAGAAGAATCAAGAGAACAGAATCTTATTAACTTTAGAAATTTATTAGAGAAAGAGACTAAGTGGGATGCTTCTAAATATGGAGATTTAAAAAAAATAATTGCTGGTTTAAATCAATTAATATCTATAGAAGATAAAAGACTACAAGAAAAAACACCAAGAGATGTTGGCATGTTTGAAGCGGAGCGTTCAGCATCTAAAGAAAAAGTAGTTGAGGTTGATAAAGAATTAGATAAAGACTTACAGGATTTACAAAAGTTAAGCAAGTTATTGACGAAAGTAGATATGGTAGATTTTGAAGGTAAATTAGTTTATGAATCTGAGGTAGAAGACCCATTATTAGCATTAATTCCAAACAATAAAGCGATAGAAAAGTTAGAAGAGGCCGCTAAACCTAGTTATTATTTTAAACCTTTAAATGTTAAAGAGGCTAATAGTAGCCAAAAGAGTTCGTTAAATAAATTAATTAGAGATGATTTTGAAAAGGAAATTAAAAGTGAATTCGAAAAACTAAAAAGAGAAAAATTTGGATTAGAAAGATTATCACAAAAAACTAAGCCATTCGAAGAATACAGGGAAGAAAGAAGTAAGGATTTCAAATCATTTCAGAAGAATTGGTTAGATTCTAACTATGAACAAGTGGGTGTAAATACCGAGGATAAACTTTATACAAATGATTCTGAGGTTAAATTGTTTTCTAAAAATAATATGAAAGTAAACGATTTAAAAGAAAAAATACATAATACATTAACTGCTAAAAAGAAATACCCAAGATTAGACGGTTCAAGACCTAGTGTAACTTTATTAGATGCTCTATTATACGCTATTGAGCAAAAAAGGGGAGTTGTGTTAGAGCGCTCAAAAGAAAATAGAAAAAAGTTTTTGAATGATTATAGGGCTTTAGTAAGAGAACTACAAGAAGGTGAATTGATGGCTTTATTACAATTACAGAGAATACCTGTAAGAGTAACACTAGCAAATAGTAATTTAGATTGGGAAGAAGAAAAAACAAATATTAAAAATTATTTAAATCAAGAATTTGATAATGTTAGATACCTTAAAGCGGCGGAAAGATTAGATGGAATATTACCCACTGGTATTTTTGATTTTACAGAACCATTAGAGGGATTTGATGATAATGAATTTCTTAGTAATTTTAGGAATACTTTTGGCGATAAAATTATAGTATCTACAGATAAAACTGAATTAGAAGAACAAGTGGAGGATGAGTAAATGACATGGGAAGATATATTAAAAGAAGAAAATAAAATTCTTAATGCTTTAGATTCTAAAATGAAAAAGAGGTTAAAGAAAACACTTCAAGCGGCAGAACCTACAGAGTATTTCGGCCAAGACTTTACACGGTTAGGCGATTTAATTGGTATGTTAGAAGAACTTGATTTGATTAAAGATGATAATAAGATGAAAAAGCGAATGAAATCTATTAATGAGCAAAACGTTGATATGGTCGCTACTGCGAGCAAACTCCGTAAGCAGTATGAACAACTGTATCGACAGGTTAGAAAAATAGTATATCCAAAGAGTGCTGGTAGTTTAAGGGATGATGAAAAATGACAGAGGAAAATAATGAAATGATGGACTTACTAAAAGAATTAGTAAGTAGAGTAAAAGAAATAGAAAAGACAGTTTATAATAATGATAATTTGTTAATGAAATCAGGAATGGTTACAACTAATACACCAGTTCCAGCAATAAAAACACATTCAGATGTTCCAGATTCAGATACAATTGCTAAGATGAGTTGGGATGATATAAACAATTTAGTAGACAGATTAGGTGGTAATTAAAATGAGTTGGGAAGAAGTTTTGAAAGCACCTATGCCAATGTCGGTTGTAGAAGAAAGAGATACGGGGGCCAAACAAAAAATTATTGATTTTGAAAAGAATAAGATAGAACCTGCCTTTACAGAATATACTCGTAATTTACCACCACAATCACCTGTGAATTTGGAGGTTCTCCTTAGTAGTCGCACTGGTATGAGAGGTAATATTTTTGAAATCAATCAAGCGACTATTCAAGAATTAGGTGGTAATCAAAAACTTGTTTTTAATACAATAGCAGAAATATATGAGAAAGAAGGATATAAAGTTAATAATCGACCTGATTATGGTAAAATAGTAATTACACGATAGGTGAATAAAATGAGTAGATACACACAAGAATACATGGAAGAACTAAAGAAATTCGTTATTGGCGAAGAAATGAAATTGAAAAGAACTAAAGGTGAAAAAGCAAAACCTAAAGATTTAGGAGTTGGGCATCTTTCTGAAGAAGCAAAAGGACAAGATGTAAAGGCTGGAGAAAGAGTTTACGCTGGTGCTAATAAGAAAAAGTAGGTGATTACGTGTGCCTCTCTTACTTCAAAAAGATAAAGATTCTTTAACAGTAAGAGTAATTCAATTTTTTGAAAAAATGAGAATGTCATACTTATCCGCTTTATCGGATAAGAAAACCTATGGTAAAAAATGGGTAAGTGAAATTAAAACACTTAGAAAACAATGGGATGACATAGATGATTTTTCACAAGCAATTAAAGGGGCTATAACAGAAAAAGAATTATTTTCTAATGAGGCAGAAGACGTAGAGAGTGATGATGCTAGAAAAATATATGAAGAAATAAAAGAATTAAGATACTCTTCTGAATTAGTTAAAGACCCATTTGCCAATAAATATGGGGATGAAGTATTAGATAAACTAATGGAAAGTGAAGTATTGTTAGCCAAGTTTATTCATTGGGCTATTAGGAATCATGACAAATCGTTTAGTAAAGAAGCGTGGGAAAAGAATGATTTGGAACCTGATACTATTACTGAGGGTTATAGAGGATTAAATTTAGCACCGAAAGATGTAGTTGATTTTATTGTAGAACATTATGGTGACGATAAAGATACTAAAAGAATAGAAGGTAAATTCAAAGCGGCTGAAAACTTATTAGAAAAAATTTATATTGCTCATCACAGTAAATCTACTTGGAATAACCTTGTTAGTTTTAAAAAGGCAGAAAAATCAGAATCTCATTTCTTAGTTCCTAACAAACCAATGTATAGAATTTTTGAAATAAATGATTTAGAAGAACTAATAGGATTCACTGGTAAATGGGTAGTCCAAGAAAAATATGATGGGATGAGAATACAAATTCATAAGATAGATAATAGGGTAAAAATATTTTCTTTTAATGGTAAAGATATTACAGATAAATGCCCTGCTCAAGTTAAAGTAATGAAGGCAAAACATTTTGGTGACTGTATTTTAGATGGCGAACTAATGTTATTTGATGGCGAAGAACCACTACATAGAGCAGAGGTTGTTGCTAGAATTTTTAAGAATAAGAAATCAGATACGATATTAAGAGCGCATGTTTTTGATATTATGAGGCATGAAGGCGATGAATTACTAGATACTGAATTGTCAGAAAGACTTACAACATTATTCAATAACTATTCACCGCATTCAGATGAGATGTTAGCATTTCCTTCTAAAAAAGATACTCGCTATGCTGATTCTATAAAAGAGGTGGAGGAATATTCAGAAGAAATTATGAAAATACCCACTGCTGAGGGAGTTGTTATAAAAGATATAACTTCTACTTATTTTATAGGAACTAAGAAAAATCCCAAATGGGTTAAATGGAAAAAATTTGTTGATTTGGATTTGATGGTATTAGAGAAGAAAACTACTAAATCTAATTTATTTAGTTATACTTTGGGTGCTGGACCTTTAACCGATAAAGATGATTTTAAAAACTTTAAAGAAATAGATGATAGAAAATACTTAGATGTTGGTAAATCATTGAATACAAAAATAGATGTTGATGTTGGTAAGATTATTAGAGTCAAAATTGATGAAGTTAAAAAAGATAAAGATGGTGGGTATAAAGTATTATCCGCTAAAGTAATAGAAATACCTGAAGTAGAACTTCCAGAAAAATTAATTACTTTAGATTTTTTATCACAAGACACTAAGAAATCTCTAAATTATGATATTAAAGCGTTAGAAAAGGGATATTCAATTACAGATACTATACATGGTGAAGCCACTCTTATCTTTAAATCTGATTTGGATGGATTTACTTTTTATGGTTTTGAAGAAAATAATTTAATGGCGAAGAATGCAATGTTAGATATTGACATATGGAAAGAACAAATAGAAGATATGTTAAAAACTCAAAAGTCTAAACTTAGGGTAGCAATTAAAAACTTTTTAATGGAAGATAGAGATGGTAAACCTTATGGAAAGGTAGAGGAATTTGTTTCTGAAAAATATCTAAAAGAATTTAATAATTTATTTGGTGGTAAAACTAAAAAATTAAAAGATTGGTTAAAACAACAAGAAAATATTACTCATGATAAAGAAAATGATATGTTCCATGCTAAATTCGATATGATAGAAAAATATGAGACTCCTAAAAAATATAGAGAGGGAGAGTTTAAAGTCTATCGTAAAGACAATAATAATTTATCTATTATGTTTAAATTAGATGAAGAACTTATTGGTTGGGAAATAGATATAGAGGAAGAAGATGACATTTTTAGTTTATTCGGTAAATCTGGAAAGTTTCCCGCACAAGTAGAAAATAAATTCAGAAAAGGAAAACTTATTGATTCTGGTAAAGTAAAGTTAGGAGTACAAAGGCATGGTTATCATGAATATTTCTTAGAAGGAAATAAATTTGAAACTAAATTTCATGTAAGAGTTATTCCTGTTAAGGGTAAAGATATGTGGCTCGCTTGGACTGGAGTTGAAACAGAACCAGTTAATCCTGAGACAGATGATGGCATCTGGGATATTAGAGAAGATAAGAAATCTAAACTAGTTTTGAAGGAATAATTAATATAGTTCATTCAGAAAAGCGCTAAACAATGAGTGCAACCGCTATTTTGAAAACAGTTAGTCCTACCAGACATGATTCTTTTAGTATTTTAAAATCTAATGATTTAGTAATTGGAGGATATGCTTCAATAGAAATGGTAGATAAACAAAATGATTTGATTACTTTAGGGGCTTTAAAGGAAGCCGTTGGTAAATATATGAAAATTACTAAATTTAGAAATGTAATGACTAATCATTCTAATGTTCAGGTAGGAGAGGTTATTCCTCAATATAGGGATAAAAATGGTAAACTATGGAAAACAGATGTTGATGATGTTGGATTTTTTGTAGTTATTAAAATGAGAGAGGACATTGAAAAAGCAAAAGAAGTTGGCCGAGAAATAAGAAACGGTAGTCTTCGTTCTTTTAGTATAGGCGGACAAGCCTTAGAAAAGAGAAAGAAAAATCATAAAGAATATGGAGAATACAATGAAATCTCTAAATTAGAACTCCATGAAGTTACAATTTGCGAAAAAGGAATTAATCCAGAAGCAAAGTTTGATATTTTAAAAATGGAAAAAGGTGAAACAAAAATGAATGATATAGAAAAGGCGCTAAACGAGTTAAATAATACTTTAGATAGAATTAATAATATATCTAAAATGGAATTCTTAGAAGTTCTAATGGATTATAAACAAGGAAAGAGTAGTTTAAAGGATGTTCAAGATACTGCTAAAAAAGATATATTTACCACTAGAGGAAAATTAGACCCTAATAATAGCACATTAAGAAGATTGGTAGAAGAACAAGTTTTTACTAGAAAGGAATTAAATGAAATGGTAGAAGAACATAACTCCGAAACAAAAGACAAAATGAGTGGAATGGATATGCCAATGGGGATGGATGATAATGACGTAGAAATGGCCGATTTAAACAAATCCACAGAAAAGCATATAAAGAACATAGTGAAAAACGCTGATTCAACGAAGGAGGCAACAGATATGTCAAACTTAGAAAAAGAAGAATATATGGACACAGAAGATGAAGAGAAAACCATGTACGGTAAAGAGGACATGGAAGATAAAGGGCATGGAATGATGCACGATAAAGAAGACATGGAAGAAAAGGCTATGGATGAAGAAAAGGCTGATGATGACATGGAAGCAAAATCAAGACCAGATTTGGCTACAGGACAAGTAGAAGCAGGTAACGCTGGAGAATATGTAGATGATGCACATCCACAATTAGACGGTAAATACATGGCTAAGTTCGATGACCAATCTACATTAGATTTATCCCCTGAAAACTTAGAAAAGGCTTATGCAGAATTTAAAGCAGAACAATTGGAAAAAGCGGCTTATGAAGCAGTTAAAAATCAGTTCCAAACAAGATTCGATGCTGAAATGTTAGCAAAGACTGAAGAAATTGAAAAGGCAAACTACGATGCTAAAGCAGAAGTAGCAGAATTAAAAGAACAATTTAGTTCCCTTTTAAAATCATTAAAAGAAGAAAAAGAAACTGTAATTAGGAAACAAGAAGAAGTAGTTGCAGAACTTAATATTCCATCAGGCGATGAAATCGCTAAAATGGATTGGAGCGATATAAATGCTCTAGTTGAAAGGCTGGAGGGCCAAATTTAAAGGAAGTGAATAAAATGACAAAATACATAAACACAATAAGAGATTTAGAAGCGGCTACTTATGGTAACATAGGTGGTACTGGGAATGGATTGTTGAAAAGTGCTGGTATTGTTGGTTCTATTAACAGTGGATTTACTGGTTCTAGTGACACAGCATTAACATTAAACGGTACAGCAGGTAATAACTTAACTGCACTTTACAACATAGTATATGGGCAAAAAGTTTGGTCAATGATTAACCAAGAAATCAACCCATTATCAATTCTACCTAAAAGACCATACACATCAAGTGGATGGAGAGTAATGACTAACAGACCTCAAGGTGGTTCAGCGGCGGCATTCTCCGTTGGTGCTACAACTGGAACTGGCGCTCAAGGTGCGGCAAGTCCTGATGGTGACTTAATTGGTGGTGTTGGAGAAAATGAAGCATTAGACAGTACACAACTAAAAGCATTGGCTCCTGAATATACAACTCTATACATGAATCCAAAAATTGTTGCTCACATGTTTGATTACAGTGAATTAGCGGCAGAAATGGCAAAGATTGATGATGGTGTTGGAGATATTAGAAAACTTATTCGTGAAGATATGGGTAAATTCCATGCAGAATCTCAATCAGTTATGCTAGTAATGCCTCTTGAAAACTATGATACACTTGGAGCAGATACTTCAAGCGGAAGAATTCGTGAAAACTATACTTCTCTATTGAAGATTGTTAGTAGTAATGATGAATTATCAGACAGCGGTGGTGAACTTGATAGACTTTCAAGTGTTTCATCTGCTATTGCTGATTTAGATGCTGATGTAACAACTCTTTATGGTAACACATCAAGAGCAAGTGGAGCATCATTCATGGATTCAGTAGTTAACTACGGTTCATCATACGCAACAGCAGGTAGAGTTTTAACATTAAGCATAATCAATGATGTTATCCAAAACCTACGATTGAACGGTGGAACTCCAAATGTTATCTTAACAGGATATGATACAATCCAAGCATTATCTGACTTGCTACAAAGCCAAGAAAGATTCATGGATGCTAAAGAAATCATACCTACACATAACGGTGTAAAAGGTGTAAAAGGTCAAGAAGTCGGATTCAGAGTAGCAACATACTACGACATTCCACTAATTCCTTGTAAGGATATGCCTAAGACTGGTTCAGCATCAAGCGGTTTATCTGATATGTTATTATTAGATACTAACCACTTATGGTTTGCAACTATGAAGCCAACCCAATACTTCGAAGATGGTATCAATCATGGAAACCCATTCGGTGTTGGTGTACTTGGAAACAGAGGACTTTACAGAACAATGGGTGAAACTGGTTGTACTTTCTTTAGAGGACAAGGAAAAATCACCAACCTAAAATGAGGTGATTTGATTGGCTTTAGCGTTTACAGTAACAATATTAACAGACCACAAAGGTTCAACTGCTCCTAGAGTTTCAGGAGATGAATACTTTGTTGATGCGGTAATAGATGTAACATCTCATGTGGCGGCGGGGGCTGTAATCCCCGCCAGTGAGTTCGGTTTAACGACAATAAGTGCGGCTTGTATTACAGGTTCAGAAGGTGGAAACACTAGACTTGCTGGAATTGAAACAAGTGCGGCAGGGGCTTATGAATCAGCAACTTCGATTGCTCTTATCTTTACAAGTTTAGATGGTACTAATGCAACAGTGGCAGATGATGGCGACCCAACTTGTGCAGTAAGAGTAAGAGTATATGGTTTAATCTAAGGTGATACCTTTGGCTAAAGTATCATTACTTCCTAAAGAGGAACAAGATGAAAGAGAGGCTATAAGTTCTTTTGTCTTTCAGGGTATAACCTTTGTAGCGGGTGAACCAGCACAAGAAGTAAGCACACAAATTGGTGTTATGTATATGAAAGAACCTAACTTTTTGGTACAATTCACCGATGCAGACTTCAAAGATTTACCCGAAGAACTATTGGTAGAAATGGGAGAGAAACTAAATTGTGATGTAAAATCAGTAAAAACTACATTACTACCTAAAAAATCAGTAGCATCTAAAGTAAAAAGTACTCTAACAAAACCTAAAATTGTTGAAGAAAAGAAGGTAGAAGAACCAGCAGAAGAAGGAAGTTCTGATGAGTAATTTTATACCCTTTGAGTAATTAGCACCCTTTAACGAGGAAGAAAAGCATGACTGGAATAGGTGGATGTAGAAGTAGCGGTAGACTAACTGCCGACACACAAATTATCAAAGGACAAGGTAAAGTTATCAGTATTCATGGACTTGTAGTCGGAGCGGCTTCTGCTATGATAGAACTTTATGATGTTGATGATGCAGGTGATATTGCGGCAAATAATCTTGTGGGTATATTAGCACTTGAAAAAGCGGCTAGTGGAGAAGCAAGATACGCAGAGGCAGATTTACATGGTGTTTTATTTAAAGTGGGGCTTTATGCAGATATAACTTATTTGACTGGTTCTAGTGGTGCGGGTTTCACAGTTGAGTTTAATTGAGGGTTATAGATGGCGGCAATAGATAAAGATACAAGACTAATAATGACAATAATGTATGTAGGTGCAATGGCTGGAATGAATGTTTATTTCTATTCAGTCTATGGTGCTGAATTACCATTTACTGCTTTTACACATGCAGTATTATTCAGCCTAATTACGGTTGGAGTTATAATGTTACAAAAATCATTATTTGATATGGTAGTAAATGAACGATTTGAAATGTGGTTACTTAATAGAAAGATTGACCTTTATTGGGAAAAGAAATCAAGAGATGAAGCACAGAGAAAGAAAATCAAAGATTCAATGGCTCAAAGGAATATGAATTATTATTCTCCACAGCCATCTTATGATGAGGTAAACGAATCCTTCTTAAAGGCATTAGAGTGAAGGTGATTACCTTTGTTAGATAGACTCTTAGGAGTAGATGAACAGTCTTTGGCTTATGATTTATCAAGAGCGCATTCAGCAGATGTATTCTTTTTAAAATTGAGAGCATGGATTTGGGGAACAATTGCAGGTGTTTCTTGTTTTATAATCGGTAACATTTTAGGTCACTTTGGTTTCGATTTAATTAGAATGACGATTAATAGTTTTAAGGATATATTCTAGGTGGGTTTAATGTGGCAACATTACTTACAGGGTTTGCAATTATAACAGCAGAAGCGGCGGCGGCATTTTATAGAAGAATTCATGCTTTGAATTTTGGAGTATATGGTGCTAGTAAAGTAGGTAAAACTACATTACATAGTCAATTAAGAACTAGGGGAGAAGTGCCAGTTATTAAAGATAGAACTGTAGGATTGAAAAGAGCAACAAGAAAAGTTGTAAAAATTGATAAAGATTCTAGGACAATTAAAACTGCTGATGTTGGTGGTCAAACTTATTTTTGGGAAGAATGGAAAAAGGATATGCGTAAAAGAAAAGTAAAATATATTATTTTTATGATAGATGATAGGCATTTATCAGAAGCATATAATTTAGAACATCAGTTATCTTGGAAATATTTGGTAGACGTTATATGTGATGAATATTGGCGATTACCAAAGGGTAAGTCTAAAAAGAAGAAGGATAAGGATTTCCCCATCGCAGTAGGTATATGGGCGAATAAGTTTGATTTGTGGAAGGATAAATATGAACACAACGGGGCCATCGACAAGCATCCTATTTTTGAACCGTTCAAACTCGGAATGCAACGATTACAGGATAGGGGAATACCATGTTTCAAATACATCGTGTCTGCGAAGTCCGACCCCGAAATGGTCTACAGAGGAATAATGACAATGGTAAAGGAGTATTGATAAAATGGCAAGTATATACACACCAAACATAATAGGAAGTAATAATACAATGATTAACCCACTAAAAATAAGTAGTAATGCTAGGAATGCAGGGCCGATTATAAATTATGAGTTTAAGACTTTTACATTAAAGAAACAATTAAAGGAATTACTTACAATTTTAAAACCTGAAAAGAAAAGATTTATTTTTAAATATGGATATAAATTTAACATCAGAGATAGATGTGTGGTTTGTGGAGCGCATCATGTATGGGAGGCGGGAGATAATCTTAGACCCCCTATTCCTCTAACTGGTGTAACAAAGGGTAGACCGCTAAGGGGAACTTATTGTCCTAGACATGCTTCTATGCATAAACAACTAGAAATGATAGAGCAACAAGTTATTGCTGAGAAACATGGATTGGAGTTTAAAAAGTATATTCCTAAACCAAAAGTTCCGCAACTTATGAATAGAGGACCACTAGTTACTCTTTCACAGGGAGATATAATTTCATTAACCTCTAAGGGTTGGGAAATCACACCGCCACAAGCGGAAACCACAACAGCGGAACAAAAGTTAGTAGAATTACTCATAGAATTAAAAGGAAAAATAGGACAAATAGATGAACTGGTAGGTGAAGAATAATGGGAATATTAGGAACAAGTAACGGTGCATTAGCATCACAAATGAATCAACATAATCAAGATAACTTTAAAGCAATGAATAATCTTTTAACGCTACAAGATAATCATGTAGAAGAATTTTTATTATATCATGGAGAAGCATTCTTTACTGCTTATGAAAAATTATTAGAGGATGTTATTGAAAGAGTTATGAGTAAGATGCTAACTAAGTTACACTTCAAATTAGAAGCAACACAAGGAGATATTAAGTTAGAGAAAATGTGTCTTGCTGAATACGAAAGAATAACAGAAGAAAATATTCAATTAGATATACAACAAATATTAGGGGCGTCTATAAATCAAGAGGTTGTTTATCAAAGACAAATGGCTAAGAGTCAATACTTGGAAGCGCAAGGATTTGGTGATGGTGGTTCTCCAGCAGGTCAAGGAATGCCCGCAAATACTGGTAGGATGAATAATCCAGTTCCTAATAATATTGCAGGGCAACCTGCTACTGGGGCAATGAATCAAAATATGGCTATGGGTCAGGCGGCAATGACAAATCAATCAGGTTATCCAGTTCCACCTGCGGGTTATGATAACTATAACAATCCATATTGGATAGACCCACAAACAGGTCAAGCAAGTTATACTCCGCCAAGCGCAGGTTTAGGTTTAGGTAAAATGATACAAAAAGGTGCGGCATGGGCTAAATGGCTTGCTTAAGGGTGAGTTAGATGGTTGAAGAGATGCGATTTTATCTTCCCATAGTAGGCAAAACTGATGTTAGATTAAAAAATATAGACGATTATAATGTTAAAAAACTTGTATTAGATTATATTTTTATATATTATGAAAAGGATAGGATGGGATTAGAAAACTTAGATGAACTTTTAGAAGAACAAGATGAAGAGTTTGAAAAGAGAAATAAAGAATATACCCAAGAAAATATAAACACTTTATATGATTCATTTAGTGAGGCTTTAGAGTCCGTTAAAGATATGAATTTAAGACAGTTAATTTTAGAAGATTATGCAGAGTATAGAATCAAATTACCTAAAGATATTATAAATTGGGTTAAAACTTTTGATGGTGATGTGGAAGATATTGAAACTATGGCTGTAAGTGATTTATATTCTGAAGAAAAAATTGCTCCTTTAACTGGTGTTAGGACCGCTAGACAAAGACAACGAATAGACCAATTATCAAGTGGTATTCCTGATGATATAATTTTACAAAGAATACAAGAGGGAGAATTATCACTGGCAGAAACAAGTAAAAACAAAGTAGGGTATGAAATTAAAGTGCCTTCTTTTTCGCCTGAAAGTCCATTATCTAATCAAAAATTATTAAGAGAATCGGGTGTTAATTTTAGAGTTGAACAGATAGAACAAAAAAAGGAAAGGGGTACACCTAAAAAATATAATTGGCCTTTGCCTTCTAGTGAGTTAAAAAAGATATTAGAAGGAACTAAAGAAAGTAAGAAACTATTTTATTTAGAATTGGTTATGTCTTTAAAAGAAAACTTTCCTGTTAACTTATTATCTATGGACGATAAATATAGAAAAATTAGAGAAGTTAATGATATAACTATTTATGTAGAATTTGATAAAGAAAAATTAGATAATGTGTTTGAAGGAATTAAAGAAACACCTAAATTATTAGAAGATTTAAAAGATATGATAGTGCCTGTAATTATAGAAATAGATTATATAACCACTGCTATTTTAGATTTAGAGTTAGGTGGTAAAAGGCTAAAAGGTAAAGTTACAGAAGATACGATAAGGAGATTAAAAGATAGTATAAAAGGTCTAAAAGACAAATCAGAAATAGATGAAAAAACTAAAGAAAAAATAGAATCATTAGAGGCAAAGTTAGCAGAAGCAGAAAGTGAGAAGGAAAGTGAAGAAGACTTACAAGAAGCAAGAACCCAAAGTGAAGGAACAGAAGAAGAAGCGGCTGTCGAAGGATTTGAAGAAGAACCTAAAAAAGTTACAGCGACTAGACAAAAAGTTATACCACAATTAGATAAATATTTTAGAAAATTAAAGAGTAGAATCAATAGATTAGATAGAGTAATTGGCGCAATAAAAAGTCAAGACACAATAGAGGTTTAATTATGACTTATAAATCACCTTCCGATACCACCACCATAAATCCTGATTATTCAGCGGGTAGAGGATATTATACTACTGCTGATAAAGTTGCAGAACTTTTACAGATACCACCTTTTACTGCTAATACTACACCAATGCACTCAGAAGTTGGTGAATTTATTAAAAGAGTAGAAGATATGGTTGATGGCAAAACTAAAACTTCTTGGAGAAAAATACTATATGAAAAGGAATATCATAATTTTACTGTAGGAGTAGGACATTATCCCGCTGGAATGTATAGAGATTATCTTGGTTTTATTCAATTAGATAGACATAGTATATCTAAAATGATTCGTTTAGATATATGGGAAGGAAGTAAATGGACAAACATTTGTGGGGCAGAAGCCAGTGTAACCTTTAACGATTATACTTCTATGATTAGCGGTACAACTACAATTAACCTTCGTTTACCTAACAACGGTTTAGTATTCAATTTACTGGCAGGGACTACAAATTCAAGATTCGATACCACATATGGTAATAAAACTGCGGCAAGGGAACTTGTTTCATTAATCAATGAAAGGTTCCCCGATAAAACCGCATCTTTAACAGGTGCTACAGAAGCAAAGGGACAAACAGATTCTACTGGTGCTAAACAAGTTTCAGACTTTTTCTATGCTTGTCTTGATTCAGAAGATTCTAGTAAAGTTTTGATTTCATCTTTATTACCAAGTGATGATGGTGCGGAGTGTAGTATTTATCTAAATGGTAATGCCGCTACAACTTCTGCACACGGATTAGAAGTTAGTGGTTTTACAGATAAAGAGTCATCAGGAAGAATGGATGAATGGTGGAAAATAAGTAGAGAAGGTAGAATTTTCTTTAGAGATAAGTTCCCATATATTCATTTGAATTCTGTAAGAGCAACTTACTATGCAGGGGATGGAAACATTCCAGCGACAATTACAGATGCGGCTACAAAATTAGTTGCTTGTGAAATTTTACGTTCTGATGATGCTACTGTTTTAATTACTGAATCTGGAAACCAAATATCTGTTAAAGAAAAATATGACATTCTAAGAAAAGAAGCAATGGAAATATTAGATGGTAAGAAGGAAGGGGTGTTCTTAATTGAGTGATGTAATAAGGATAATCAAAAGAGTAGAACAAATGTATAGAGAAAGAAATAAACTTTTTGAGGCTAGTGGACTTGGCGATTATACTTATTCTGATGCAGAAATAGAAAAGTTTGTAGCAGAAGCAGTTGAGAAAGATATTAGTAAAAGATTAAATAAAGCAGTTAAGGATAGTGGCTTATAATGGATGAAGTAACTTATTTGGTAGAACTCTTAAGAGATAACTGGCCTAGTTCTAGTGTTATGCAAAATACGTTAGGAATACCATCTGCTCATAGAGTTAAACCTACAATATTAGATATTCGTAATTTATCTTCTGGTGGAGCAACAGATGGAACAACTGGTAAAGTTAGTAGAGGTCAGGCTAGACAATATAGTTTGTTAAATCAGACTAGCCCTGCTATTGGTGCGGCTACTTCTTCTGACTTAATTGTGGTATTTGAAGATGGACAAGATATAGAATATGGTACAGTTCATTTCGATGTTAGAAATGAAACTTATAACTTAACTTGTCATATTAGAACTGTAAGTGGTGGAGATACTAGAGCCGCAGATAACATGTATGCGCATAAAAGGTTGGAATCACTTTATAAATCGCTTCGCCACACGCTTGAATCACAGAGGAAGGGTGCGACCGTTACAATTGGAAGTGAATCATTAAAAATGCATCAAATTTTTTTAGGAGGAAGAACGGAATCTAATAACAAAGCAAAAAGATTATTGGGTTATAAAGTAAATGTGACAATGAAACGGTACGCCATCTCAGTATAGTAAGTAAGTAGGTGAAAAACAATGGCAATAAATGAAGAAATATTTTTAGGAAGTGGGGCTACATTAACGTTAGTTCCAGAAACGGATTTGTATATTAGAATTTTACATACCCAAACAGGTGCTGGTTATGATTCTGGAACTGTAAAAACAAAATTAAAAGTTCATAGTGATTTTTCAGGTGAATATTTATTAGTAAATAATTTATATGTCGGATGTGTTTTGGATTTATATGATGGTGCTGGAACAACAACACCAGTTTCAAGTCATACTATTATTGCAAATGATTCTGATGAAATTACTGTTTCCCCTGCCTATGGGATTGATTTAGCAGATAACGATTTTGCCGTAATTAGAGGATATGCCGCACCTTGTGTTGGTGCTAAAAATAGCACAGTTAAAAGGCTAAATGCTGATAACTGGTTAGGTTTAGTTGAATCTGCTACATTTCCTAATGTAGAAGTAGAGATGAAACAACTTAACTTACAACTCGGTGGAACTAGAAGTTTTACTCATCAATATAAAGGTATTAAAACTGCATCAGGGGCAAGTATTAATTTAGCCTCTAATCATGGTGCTTTTCTTTATTACGCTTTAGGACATTGTTCTACAATTAACGCTACTTTTGAAGCAGTAACCGTAGCAAGTGAAGTTAATGCTGAAACAGGCCCATCGGGTGATGATTCAAGACGAGTTTATCTTGATACTAGTGCTGGTGGTGCTGAAACTGCTGATATTACTGATGCTGAATTCATTGGAACAGGGCCAATTTTCTATAAAACAGAAAGAGGTGGAACAGCATTTACACCTCCAATTTTAGAACACTTGAATCCAGTAGACCAATTAGAATTACTAGATAGAACCACTACTACGGCAACTGCTCTTAGTAAGGCGATTAAATATACATTCACTGAAGGAAATACAGCGGTGTTACCTTCTTTTGCTTTAGAGCAAAGTATTAGTAAATTAGAATCAAGTAACACTTTTATCACTGGTGATACAAGCCTTGCTACAGAATCTCATACCTTTACAAGAATAGCAAGGGGTAATAGAGTTAATACTTTAACAATGACCGCTAATGAGAATGAAGAATTAAAAATGACTTTAGATTTAAACACAGCAGGTGTTCATAAATTAGCAACTGATGAAAGTTATGAGGCTAGAGGTGGTATCACTGATAATACTCAATTATTTAACTTTGAACAAGCGGCGGATGAAGCAGAATTTTTAGAGCCTTTCTTTTTCTCAAAAGGGGCATTCAATATATTTGGTCAAGAGTTTTTGAAAATTACAAATTTAACTTTAACTATTAATAATAATATCCAAGATAAAAGATTTATTGGTATAAGTACAAAAGATTTGAAAGTAGGTATTCCAGCACAAAGAAA